AACACCCCTTTTACTTCTAGCCTCTCCAGCAGTTCCAGTATCAGCACCACCACCTTTAGTATAACCCATAGGTCGTTTCATCATGCCACCGCCCATTTTACCTTGAGCTTTTAATCTTTCTGTAGCAGCAGCTAAGCCACCACCCATTTTTTTCTTAACTTTGTATGGTGCTGTCGAACCTTTAATATCACCTTCTAATTCTTTTTTGTTTTTCTTTTCTTTAATTTTATCCATTAATTTTTTTGCTCCATATGCTGTTGCAGCTACTGCTGCTCCAACTGCACCTAATCTGCCAGCTTTACCAACAACTTGTTTTATTCCCATTAATTGTTTTCTTCTTTTTAAAAAATCATCACCTTTTTTTTTTGAGCTTCCATTACTTGTTGTTCCAGAACCTTTACCACCAGCTGATGGTTTTACAGAGCTAATCGGTTTTGTAGGATCTTTTTTTAAGGGAACTAATTTTCCCACTCTAGCTTTCATGACTTTGCCACCTATTTTTTTACCCATTAATTCTTTCTTTTTTTGTTCTACTAAATCTCCCATTATTCCCATTCTGATTGGTCCTTTACCAGGTGTAGCAGTAGCTTTCTTTTTTTTAAGTAATTTTCTTGCACCTAAAGCTCCAGCAGCACCTAATGCAAGTGTACCTAGCACAGCTTTCATGGGTTTAGGGTCTTTTGATTTTTTTTCTGCTCTAAGAACTTCGAAATCTTTTGCATTAATTTTGTCAAATGGAGGAGCCTTTTTTGCAATTTTTGATTGGCCACCGGATAACATTCCAATTTTAATTATTTTTCCTCTAGGATTTTTTTTGTATATGGGGCTTCTTTTTCTTTTACTATAATTTGAAATTTGTTGTGAAGTTCTCCCTGTTGAACCTCCTTCATCTGATCCTGTTTGAGTTAAACCCATTCCTAATTTAGTTCTTCCTGCCATAAAAACTCCTAATAATATTTATAATCCTTTTCTATTTTAAAGTTCGGTTCGTCCCAATCATCTGAATATGTTTGTACAAACCCACCTTGTCGATATCTTAGCACAGCTTGGGTCATAGAATCAACATAGTCATCATATTGACCATTAGGAAAAGCTGCACATTCTTCAATAACTTCCTGTGCCCAGTGTTCTTCAATAGGTGCCCAAACCATACCAGACTCAAATACAGGCGCACAGCTATTAATTCTTGTATGCTTGTCTCTGCCTCTTGCAGGCACGTAATCGACAACAGGAATACCAGCACGTCTTAATTCATGTATTAATGGTTGACCACTAGCTTTAGCCTCAATAATTACAGTTTCAGGCTCCCAGTAATGATATTGCTCGATTGCAACATTTTTTAAATCTGGAAAATCATATCTACCCTTCATAGCGTCTAATAAAATAATACATTTCTCATAACCTTCTGTAGGTTCAAATATTCCCCACGTGGTTATCGCTGAGTAATCAGCAGTTTCTTTTTTAGAAAATGCAGTATCATAACTTTGTATGACATGTAGTAATTTAGGTAATTGCTCTTGATCCCAATTCTGCCACCAATCTCTTTTGATAATAGCACCTTCTTCTGAGGTTGGGTCCTGCATGTATTGTGCGTTCCAGTTTTTTGTGGATATAGACGCTTTAACTGCATCAAGATCTTCTTTAGACCAATACTCTGGCCATACAGGTTCATCGTTTGGTAGAATTGCAGGAAACTCTATAACTTTCCATTTGTCTGCTTTTGGTTCTGATTGTGCTTTGATGAGCCTTCCTGTAAGATCGTCTACCGCCCAACGGGTCATGACTACACAAATACGGCCACCGGGTTGTAAACGTTGTCTGGGTCCTGAATTATACCATTCATAAGCTCTATCCATAGCAGAATCTGACATGGAGTCTTGTTCTGTATGTGGGTCATCTATAATTAATAAATCTGCACCACGACCTGTAATGGAACCTCCAACACCAGCTGCAAAGTATTCTCCACCATGATTCGTTTCCCAACGTCCTTTTGCTTTTGAGTCTTCTCTCAATGAAACATTTCCAAAAATTTGTCTATATTCTTTGGTGTTCATTAAGTTTCGAACTTTGCTACCGAACCTTGAAGCTAGTTCTGCGTTGTGTGATACCTGCATAATTTTCATCTTAGGATTCCTACCAATCATCCATGCCGGGAACAGGTATGATGCAAATTCTGATTTAGTATGTCTTGGTGGCATATTGATGATGAGCCTCTTTTCATCACCAAAAGCTATATCTTGAAAAGACTCAGATATAATTTGATGGTGCCCATAGTTTTTTGGGTCCTTTGTTTTTCTGTATATGAAATCTTGCCAGACAGCAGTTGCAAAAATTAAAAAATTATCCTGGCATAACTTGATCCACTCCAACTGCTTCTTAAAAATCAAGTCTTTTAATTCTTCTTCTGATAAATGCTCTATATTCATAGCGTTTGGGACCCTAGTATATTTGTATATCCTACTTTGTAAACCTCTTTGTCGTTTTTGCACCAGCAACTGTACGCGAATTACAGTTGTAAAATCGTCAAATATGTTCGTTTAAAATTGTGAGCCTTCTATGGAATGGATACACCAATGGCGCAATCGCGCCATTGGTTGTCTATTATTATTATTCTTGCGTGTGTAATGCTTGGACAAGTGTACTAAATTTCTTTAGTACATTCTCTTTGAACTCATCAACAACAGGGTTGCCAACATTTTCAAGTATATGTTTTTCACACTCGCCCATTAGTAATTGAAACATAATCTCATAATTGAGTTGCTTTTTAACTCCATTATCAATGACCATGTCAGCAAGTTGAGTTGGCGATTTATCGCCAACCCTCTTTGCTAATACTTCAGCAATATTCATTAAATCATTATCAGGCATTAACTCATCTCCTTATAGTTAAGTCCATCAATACCACCAATAGCTTTATATTCACTATAAGCAATGTCAGTAGTGAATTTATTATATAAATCATTATGAGCAATTTTGAAATTTGCTGTTTCAAATTTCTTTCGCTTACGATTTATTTTTTGTAAACCAAAATTATTTCCTTGTTCATCTTGAACAATGATTAAGTTTTGATTTGTTCTATCAAAGCAATCAACAACATTTTGTTTCATGGTGTCTAACTCTTTAGATAGTCTATTTGCTTTCAGCTTTAGTTGAGCATATGCAAGAATTACTTTCTTTTCTTCTTGCTTTAGCTTTTTTGCTTTTTGCATTTTTACCTCTTTGTTAAGTTATACAAATCTTATGATTTGCCATATCTTTTTATATCTTATGCAATCCCATTGCAAGAATTAATTTAACTTTTTTTTATCTTTTTTATTAATGATATTAATATTAGGCTCAACCTCTAGTTGCATTTTTTTTTCCAAACCCTCCATCAGCGTTGTCAGTCGCTTGGTGAACTCATCTTGTGCTTGTTGTCCTGCACCACGAGAACGAGCCGAGCCGACATTGTCGGCTCGTTTCTTTTCTTTCGGCATTACCAACTACACCAATATTCTACGACCTTATTCTCATTGATCGCTTGTTGACAAAATTTTAAGAATTTGATGTCCTGCTCTTTGTACTCTTTAACGCTATCTTTTTGAAATTGTTGACCCCAAAAAAATCCATCTTCGGCAACGTAATCAGAGAAACCTTTTGCTACTTGCTCACTGAGTTCGTCAACGACCTCTTGTGTTATATAACAGGGCGCGTCTTGGTCACTATTAAAACCGAGATGTGCCAAATGTCCTTCAACTTTTACTGAAGGATTTTGATCTGCCCATTTCTTAGCCATGAACTCTTGAAGTCTTGCGTGTTTTCGCCAAACGAAAACTCCTGCATTTTCAGAGTAGTCGTCATCATTGAAAAACTTTTCCCAATCAATCTTCACTCCTCTTAAATGTGCATGTTGATCTAATCCCATATTTTTCTCCTTTGTTAGTTAATGGTTTGAAAGTTTTTCTTTAGGTGCTATCTAAAACTTCCAAAAAAGATAGTCGCCTCTGCCTCTTATCAAATCCCATCAATCAATGCAACAATTATTTTTTAGAACGATTCTAAACTAGAAAGGCAATCCACCTCGCTTACCACAGCAGAAATCCCTGCGCCCAGCCTCCTGAACTCTGCTGGCACGCTGCCGGTGCCAGCTGTCAGTCAAACGAGCGAGATTAGAAAGCTGCAGCTAAAACGAGAACGAAAAGTCCAGTGACTAAGAGCACAGCTTCAGGAAACAAGAATAGCAAGACAAGGTACAACGCTACTACTTCCACCAGCAGCTCCTGGTGCTGATGGCAGAAGTTACCTGCTGCTGGCGCCAGGCCTTTTCTAAACGAGACGAGGCCTTCATTTGTCATCCCCAACGACACTGTCCTTCCACGTGTAACCATTCGCAATGCATCGTGTTCCGGGGCCACCGGTAAGTGCATACACTTTGCCAGGTTCTGGTTTGTCCTTCTTTACGGCATCTTGAGCGGACCATCCTTCAGGTGGTGCGTTTTCCTTATTTACTTTTTTAATTAATTTTTTGAGCTTCATCGAGATCTTCCTTTGTTAGTTAACGGGTCCAACTGGAGATGATCAACTGTTACACAACGTGCACCAATTAGACCCAGACCTTACATAAGACCTGATGGGATAAATGTCAAGAGTAAACTTTTGTACTGTAGAACAACAGTGGAGATCCCAGCTCCTGTACTGTACGCTGCCCGTGCCAGTGCTGTCTGTCAAACGAGAACGAGATCTTTCTCCTTGACAACGAGACGAGATCCAGCAGCTCCTTCTGGTTACCCGCCCCCCGCTAACTAACAAAGAGGGAAAGAAACGAGGGGCAGATAACGAGAACGAGCTTCCAGCACAGTTGCCAGGCAGCTCCCGCTGCTGGATGGTCCGTTGGCCTTTTTCCAGTTTAAACGAGAACGAGAACGAGACGAGCAAACGAGCTTCACGCTGCCTCCTGGAGGCACAGTTCAAGCTGCTGCTGGATCCGTGGCCAGTGTAACGGGAACGAGAACGAGGCAAACGAGACCAAGGAACGAGGATCAGTGAAACTGGACACCGGTCTGTACAGTTTAAGAGACCTTTTCGAGAGGGTCTCTTTGAAGATAATCACCTTGCCACCAGCTTTAATATACTTGTTAATCCATACAATTTGCCACTTATTTAATTTAGGATAATTAGCTTCATCAGATTTAAGTTCTATCCAGAAAATATTATCTTTATTAACAGCATGAATATCAGGAACACCATTAATTGTTGTAGATTCTATGCGGGTTAAATAACAATCAACTAAACCTTTTTTAGTCTTTTGCCATAGTCTAGATTCTTGTTTCTTTACACTCATTAATTAACTTAATTTTTTAATATCTTTAATAACTGAATTAGGTATTATAGTAGTATTACCAATAGTTTCTATGTCAATTCCATTTTCAGCATATGAATAATCTCCAAACAATCTTGTGACACCTTTTGTTTGACTGAACAAATGACCTTTAGTGATGCATACAGCTAATTTAGATTTTTTTAACTCATCAAAACTACTCCAGCTGCTGTTTGATACGATATCGTACCATTCGACAACAACCATAGGATACTTATCAATCTGATCTTTTACTTTTTTTGGTACTGAAATTTTTTTTCTCATAAGTTTTGACCTCTACAACTCCTATTGAAGTAAACATTGTCGGATTGTGGAAACTATTAAATACTTTTATCCATTCAGACCAACTAGCCTTTTGTAAGTATTTTTTCGTCTTCAGATTTTGCATCGATTGTTTGGGCATTGTACCCATCGATTTTCTCTGAGAGTTCCTTGAGTTTGGTTTCAAGTTCCTCACGTGACATTCCCTCCAGTCCTGTTACTCTAACTTCTTTTCTATCTACAAAGGCTCCTGCTAATTGGCCAGATCTATATTCTGCATTTATAGCTGCTGCAAACTGATCTTTCTTTTCAGCTTTATCAGCAAGTCTTTCAAATCTCTTAAAACGTCTGAGGTTATCACTTTCGTATTTTTTAACTTCTTGTTCAAATCTTTTGTCGTAATATTTTGCAACATGAGGATTAATTTTTCTATTTAATAACTGAGATGCTGTAGATCTTGCGCTATTAATATCTTTACAATCATAGCCAGCTCTTTTCAAAGCTTCAGCTTGCGTAATCTGGCCATGATCTTGCACCATTATCTCCACAAACATTTTTTGTTTGGGAGTAAGATCCTTATCGGTTCTCAATTCTTTTTTTCTTAGTCCACCCATTATTTTAATTTATTAATATCTCTGATTAACATTCGTCTTAGTTTTTTATTATAAAACGGACTAGAAATAGAAACATCTTTTTTACTTAATCTACCTTTAAGTTCATCTCTAATAGCAGATTTTACATCTGATTTTGCTTGAGCTCTAGTTCCACCACTTTCTTTTACAATTTCTTGTGTCTTTCTAACTCCACTTTTAAATAGTTTTCTTGCAGCAGATTTTATACCTGAAGTTAATAAACCACCTGCTAACAATTTCTTTTTATTTAAAACTTTACTTAATGCTTTAGCTTGACCTGCATGAGCTGCAGATGCTTTTTCCAATTTTTTTTTAACCATTTTAATAGTGTTAAGACCACCTTTTTTCTTCTTACTTAGAAACATTTTTTTATATAATCTTTTTGCAGACTCAGCCATTTCTTTTTTCATTAGTTTTCTTTGTTGGAAAGTCAATGGTTGAATTTGCATTGTTCTACCTGGTTTATCTGATGCATACGCTTTACCAAATATTCCAGTAGGTCGGCCTCCTTTTTTACTCCTTTTATTTCTTTCAATCCTTAATAATATTCTTCTTCTAGCCCCAGGAACTGCTTTAATTTCCGCTGCAGTTGTTAATTTAGTGCCTCTAATTTTTTTCTTTAAATCTGCCTTTTTCAAATTATATGGGATGGTTGGTACATAACCTTTTGTTCTTTTAGTTCTTCTTACCTCTGATTTATGTTTTTTAAATAATTTTCGAAAAGCCTCTTTAGCCATTTTACGGCCTTCTTTTGTAGCTGTAATTTTTGCACCTGCAGTAATTAATTTTTTCATCATGATTTTTTATTATATAGATTATTTCATCGTAAAGTAATACCACCAAAAACTTCTGATTGCGTTCCCGCAAGAC